TTGGCCCATGCCGGGATAACGCGCAACTTCGCGGAAGCCCTGGTCAGCACGAAGGTCGCGCATGAACGTGGGGTCAGCGATACAACGGTAGTAACCGTCTTGGAACACGGGAACGTTGCGCTTGCGAAGCTGACGAACCACTTCCAGAAGGTCGGTCTTAACGTTGAACTTATAACGCTCCGAAGCAAATTCGGTGGCGGTATAAGTAGAAACAACACCGGAGGTGCGAGTGTGACCGTTGGGGTAGTAGTAACCACCTTGAGTATCGCCGGACTGACCACGGGTTTCCGATTTGGCCATTTCGTCCAGGAACACCCGGTCACGCCAGCGACGATAGTCGTCAAGCAGGGTCAGCGAACCAATGGACTGGTGGAACATGTTAAGGTTCCCGGTGTCCAGCAGCAGACGCTGAGCCGTCATCAGAGTCTCACGAGCAATCTTGAAGGTGCTCGGAGCGTTAGCGTTGCTCGGGTCTGCAGGGCCGGTGTACTCACGAAGAGACACCAGAACCTTGTCCTTGACAATAGCCCGGCTGCTTGCAGTACCGATGGTTTGATCCTGGGTACGCTCGCGGCTGGTCTTGGTACCGGGGTTGCCCCAGAAACGGTACAAGTGTTATCTCAAAGGCTCTTTATCCTTTGATTCTTACGGTTTGTCATCCCGTAAGGTCAGACTATATCATCAAATGACTTTTAATCATTTGTCCTGCGCTCGTGCCTTCTTATTGTCTTCCTCCACAAATTGGAGGTTCAGACTCGCTGCGTATAGAACAGAACTTTTAGTTTTGTTTTTAAATTGCAGGGACACTTTATAGGAAAAACCAGAAAGCATGTGTGGCTTTATGGTATAGATAAATTTCGGCATTTCGCTTCGCGTAATCCTTAACCGGTATAGCCCACGATCTAAATAAAGTTTTGGGTTAACTTCGGTTAAATCGTGTATCCACTGAGCAATTGTCGTAGCCTGTTCAATGTCACAATATGTTGCCAAAAGTCCAACATTATTTGAACTTACAACGCAACCATCGTCCATCCAAAACACGGCTAACGCTTCTAACTCCAAATCATCTAAATATTTTTTAGAGATTTGTTTTTTACCAGAAGGATAAAGCTCTTCCCTAAAGGATAAAAGCTTTTTGCTAGTCACCATAGCTTGACAGCTTTGGTAATACTTGCCTGTTCGTTTATCAAACCCCTCTCTAGAATTTACTGAGCCGTTAGTGCCCAGTTCTTTGTTAATCTTTTTTAATTTCCACTCAAGAAAAAATTTTTGCTTTTCTGAATGTGTAAAAGAGATGTAACAAGTCTGTTTGTTTTTGGGGCGGCCTAAACAACCGTCCCCTAAAGTACAGGCTTTTGTAAAAGAGAGGTTTTCCAAGTGACCAAAGGTAGTCGTTGGACCTTCCAACCATTTCTGATTGGCTTGGCTGCTGATTGCCCTGTCATGTTACCATGTTGAAGGGTTTCCAGCAATTCACAGGATTTAATGACCGCTATCGTTTAACGGTCAAGCTGGACAGTTTGTCCAGGCTGTTTTGTAAAATCGTGAACAACCACAGGTTCTGCGGCCATTTCGACGATGTAGGCTGGATGAGGGCGGTACAGCTCCGCACCCAACAGCTTGGGAAAGTCGTTCTCCTAATCTTCAATTTCTTGAAGGGGTGGACTATCTCTTCACCCCAGTGGGGTGCCGGACGCTAATGGCGTATTACGAATGAAGCGTCATTCACCGCCTAGTCTCTGCACCTTCCAACCACGAACTTGGTTGGCTTGGCTCAGGATTGCCCTCGTCTTAACGTTAGGGTTTCCCTGAATTCATCCGGTTTTCACTCAACGATTGCTCGCCAAGGTGACAACATTACTTATCAATAAACATGTTGGTAATTCAGCGTAAGGGTTTAGCTGATACCAGGATCTGGAAAGATCCATGGTAGTAATGAACCAAAAATCTGGAAAATTTATTCAATTTTCAAGGTTCGTGCCATTACTGGCCTGGAACTTCCGTCCCATTAATAAAATTATAGCAGAAACTTACTTAGTGCCGTTATTAACCTTGGGGCCCATATCCACCGCCGATGACGTTGCCGGGGTTGTAATAGTTGTTCGGCATCGGACCCATACGGTGATAAGGGTTTACGGTTGAGGTCCTGTCCTGCATTGCAATCTGTTGGGCTTGAATCTCAGGCGTCAAACCCTGTGCAGCCATTTGCTGCTGCTGCAGGGCTGCCATCTGAGCAGCTTGTTGCGCAGTATCTGCTGTTTTTTGCTTTGTCCGAGCCTTGGCCTTGGATTTAGCTTGTTTTGCTTTAGATGAATTCATGATTAGTTCCGAGCACGTTGTTGTGCTGCTTTTGCACCCAGTTGTTGAGCAGCGGCAACAGCATTACCAATTGGTAGTTGGCCGGTAAAAGGCATCATGCCGGTCAGCATGCGCTGGTCCATTGTGAGCATGCTGTCTTGCGTAATCTGCGCGGCTTTGGCGTTGTGTGCACCCATCAAGCCGTGCATGGGAAGAGGAGAGCCCTGTTGGTTCAGCATCAGATACCCATCAGACAGGTTAGCGGCCATGGGCACAGATTGACTGTGAGGGGTTCCAACTACGGCAGTTGACCCAGCCCCACGTTGCCTAAAATACTCGTCGGTATTTCCAGCAGCTACTTGTGCTTGGAGATTACCTGCACCATAAGCAACAAGGTTAGGCGCTGTCATTGCACCGACAGGTCCGCCTGCAGTTCCGATCTGCGAAAGAAACTGAGAGGCTCTGGCGCCAACGTTAGCTTTTCCTGCCATGTTTATAACCTTAATTAAAAAGGAGCTATGCTCTTTGTTTACTATTCTAAACTTAATTGATCAAGACAAGACCTGGCATCTGAACACCAAGTTGTGCACCTAAGTTCTGACCAGCAAGGCGTGCTCTTTTCTTCTTTGCTTGATTAGCTACAGCCCCAGCAGTTGCGCCAGCAGCAAGAGTCCCTGCTCCCAATGCACCGTATCCGAGTGCTGTTCGTCCGCCCGGTCCCATGTCGAGAAGGTTTAAACTGCCGGAACGCAACATATTCGAGGCGCTTAATAGTGGTGGTTGCACGTTACCCATTACACCACCCTGCCTAAAAGCTGCATCTCCTGCACCGGCTAGCACGTTTGCTCCTTCTTGAAGAGCGTTGGCCCCCATGCCTGCAACATTTGCTCCGGCAGCCTGCATCACTGGGCTAAGCTGCGAAACAAGCATTGCGACTTTATCACGAATAGCCATATTATTAAATAAAAAAGGGGCAGCCTTTGCTACCCCTTATTCTACGTTTAGTTAATTTTCTGATAAATGGTGTTTACTCGTTTTCCGAGTATCACTCCATCACCAGAAGCTTCTGACGGAAGACTTCAGGGTTGGCCGAAGCTTGGTTCAGATAGCGCCATGCGTTTGCAGGATCGCGCTCTGCCAGGGAGCCGAAGCTGTTCCAGAAATCGCCGGGGTTGCCTTGAGCCTGGGGCTGCGGGGGAGCAGGCATTTCAGGCCGCTGAGGGGCCATAGGGGCGCCAGCAGGACGCACAAACTGTTGACCCACTTGCTGACCGTAGACAGGAGCGTCATCGGGAACGGGGTAAGGACCGTTTTCACCGAAGAACTCACAAGTGTAGTCGGCCAGAACATCAGGATCAGTCAGGATGGTCTCATAAGCGCGATGCTCCTGAGACAGTTCTTGGAGCAGGTTCACTGCTTGGATGAGCTGCTCATTGGTTTGGATAAGAGCATCCTCAATGTTACAAGCGTAGGTATTAAGAACAGCGGGGGCATCAGCACCGAAATAATCAATAACCTGGAGGCTGGCATCACTTACTCCGTTTGCGCGGAGCTGGTCGGCTGTTATTTCCTGAGAAGTTTGGGAATAACTGTTGGAGTAAGCCTGGTTGTTGTTGATCCCAGGCAAATAGGTCTGCGTCCCCTGGTTGCTGTACTGAGTTGGTGCTACCTGGGAATTGTAGTTGGCGGGAACGGTCTGCTGATTCGCGCTCGATTGTTGACCCTGGAAGGGGAATTGGACGGGCGAACTCAGGAGTCCTACCAGGCTGTTGAACGCCGACTTGTAAGGGTTGTCCGCTTGGGGCGCTTGTGGGGCTGCCTGGTACGCTTGGGGGTACGACGCTGTAGGGTTGTACTGGGGTTGTTGGACCCCCATCTGGGCCTGCATTTGCGGGGCTGGGGCCACCGCTGTTTGGTAAGGCGCCACCCATTGAGAAGTTGTTGCCACCGAAGGTGCCTGAGCCGCCGTCTGCTGCATTACTGGAGCCGCGTAGCTGATCGGCTGGGTCTGGGATACTTGGGGTGCCGACTGGGTCGGCATTGCGGTATCGGCCTGCATAGGTTACCTCTTTTTGTAGGCTTTCGAGAGTTCGGTAAAGGAAGGGGGTGAGATCAAGTCTCGGATCCGCAGCCATCGGTAAATTCGGCTGCTGCGGATGGGGAGTCCTCATTTGTTGATTTACGAGATCAATAAATGTGGCCATTGCTTTCTGTACTTGTCCCACCATCCGGAACGGGAATCCGCTGAGCATGCCAGCAACTTCGTCGTCCGTTTTTGAAGGGAATAAATACTTCAGTGCTTCTATGCTATCAACACCTAACTCCTGTAGGTTCCGGGTAAAGATGGATTGGTTAAGTTTGTCCTGTGTCGTGTCTTCATAAACAGGTCCCATCCAGCGCCAGCAGACCGCCCTATCACCGTCAGGAGCCAGTCCAAGAACACCTGGAGGCACTTCCTTTGTTTCAACTGCAACATCAATAGCTTTTTGCAGTTTCTTTTCATACGCTGCTTTTTGTTTTTCGTACTTAGCCTGTAAGGCTTCGTCTTCTAGGTCAGCAGGAGGATCAGGATATTTAATTCCGGAAGCAAAAGCTAACGATTTACGGAAAATCTGCTCCTCCTGAAAGACCATTAACTCAAGGCATTTACAAATACCGTAGTTATAAAGTTGTAAGCACTTTTTCTTGGCTGTTGCACTTACTCGTCCATAGGCTGATTTAATCTCCGTAGCGGTTACATTAGTAATACTAAGGTCGTCGATGCCACCTAAAGCAAGCCGGATCTCACTACGCAGTTGTTCGGCATACCGCGCCTGATCAGCGCTAATTGCGTTGGGGGTAATAAACCCGACTCGATCTGATGGCTCCAGGTTGGCGATAACTCTAGGAACCCGCATGCCACTGCCAGGCTTGCCGTAGTAACCGGGACTTTGACGAGTTACGTTATCAGATTTATAAGTAGAACTGGAAAGGCTGAACTCAGATTGGAACCCAGACTGACTGGAAATACTGGGGCGTTGGGAAATATCACCGTCTGCTTTCTCAATGATATCTTGCTTTGGTCGAGAAGACAGCAAGGTCGGGTTACCAAAGAAGGAGAGGTTTGCCCTGATGTTTTTAACCATCTCATCATGGGCGATGATTTGATTGGACAACCACTCAAACTCCCCATGTCCGTCAGTGCCAAAGGCATCGGGGTTATTGAAAACCTCAACACATGGGATAAACTCCATGCTATTGACGGTTTTGGTGGTATTGCCCATAGTGGCGTACTCCACAGCAGTGTCAAATGACAGCTCCTGTTCGCTATGGCACTCTTCAATTTCCGTGGCTGTAATCCGCAGCCGCATGTAACGCTTATCAGTTGATAGGCCAACACCGCCGAACCCACGGCTAGATTTGACCTTGTATGGATAAATGATGATGACCTCTTCTAGGTCACCTTCTGGTGTGTAATATGTGCGATACGCATCCCTGTCAAACCAATACAGGCGGTATGTTTTTTTGGTGGGGCGGATATAGAAAAGACCTTTGCCGTAAGCTAAAAACCGATCCCAGATGGAATCAAGCCGGGCGTCTAGCTTGTTAAATTTGATGACCTGTTGAATGAAGTCAAACCGCTGAGTTCCGAAGTTGTCCTGATTCGGATAAAACTCGACGCCTTGCCGCACACCAAACATTTTCATTTGGGACAGGTGGGCGTTCAACAGCATGGTATCGGCACCACCGTCCGAATCCCTGTTGACGGCTGACCGGATAAAATCTTCTAGGATGGTTTTGTTTTCGGACATTCGTTAGGAGACTCTGTAGCTATTATGCCTCAATTTCGTAACCGGCGTGCAACCTTTTAAGGGTGATCACATCATCCTCCACTTCAACGTCAAAACGTTCACCTGGGGATAATCCCATGTCGTGGCACAATTCGTCGGGCAAGGGCACAACAGCGGAACCGTATGCGTCCTGATCTAATTCGATGATGTAGTATCCGGTAGACATTGTTGAGTGATTTTATAAGTTTAAATCCAGATTACTTTAACCCTAATATTCCAACTCAAGCTTACCCCTGGTCACTAATCCGTTGCAGAGCCAGATCAAGGCGTCAACACAGTCATCGTGTGAGCTTACGCCAAAATTAACGATTTCGTCAGTCAGTGCCTGAAATTTTCGATATTTGTTAAACACAAGCTTTCGCTGCTCGAACAGGCCCATGATCCCCCTAAAGCGTGCGACCTTATCCCCACGGAACCCTTTGACGGCGTGCCAGTTGATGTTGTAAAGTCCGTGGTCGCCAAGGCAAATCCGTTTAAAATCTGCCTCCAGGGAAGCCTGGTAAGCAACAGCTTCAGACCAAACGTCAACATGGCTTGCCCCTGCGTGGTACTGGTTTCCATCTTTATGTACGATTCCCCATTCGTAACACATTTCCATTAAAGACTCTAATTTCTCCAGGTTTCCCATGATCCGGATGCGTTTGCAATCAATAATGTGGATCTTGTCCCCAACACGGCCTCCAAGAACCATGACGGTGTAGTCATTACGTTCTCTGACGCCAGCAGAAAGGTCAACCCCGATCCCCAAGCAATCGAATTCGGTGGAGATTTGACCTTTAACAATCAAGTCAGGTGAGATCGATAAGTCACTGGTTTGAACAATTTGGTTTTGATACTGAAAACTAAAACTGATAGGAGCTTGACGGCGACGATCTTGGAGGTATTCCAAAGACCACATGTCGGGCCAGTAGGAAACCTCATCTCCGCTATTGTCAACAGTGATTGCGGATTGAACGATTTGAACCCAGTCATTTACAGGAGTAAAGGTAGTGCTGTGGATGTCGTCATGCCGGAACCTGGTGCCAAGACAGATGGCTCGACCACCTTCAAACATGGTTGGAACAATAACTGAGTTCCAGTTGTCTTCCATCATTTGTCGGATGTCGCGGTTTTTAATATCGTCGGCGCTTTTGACAACGTCGTCAAGTATACATAAGTGGCTACGCTTAGAAGTCACCGCACCCTTGAGTCCTGCACAACAAATAGTAAATTCCTCTTCACCAGTGGATTTAATTCCTGCAAATTTCCAATCAATGCTCCAGTATTCATTGGAGTTGATCCCTTTAGCAATCTTTACCATGGGAAAAATTTCCCTATAAAGTTTACTTTCTTCAATAATTCGTTTTATTGCTGCACTCTTGGGACGTGCAACATCAACCGTGTAAGAAATGTAAAGGATTTTTAACGGTTTTTTGTGTAAAGCGTGGATTCCAATTGACCAGGCTGTGTAAAGACCAAGAACTGTGGACTTTGCGGACCCCCTTGGGGCCAAAATGTCAATATTGGGTCCGCCAATACCAATTAAACATTCAGTATTGTCGCCAGTGCAGAGGTACCTGTGCCACTCTTTATGATGAGCAGCAGGAGGTTTATCTCCAACAACATCGCAAAAATAAGCGAAATCAACACGAGCCCTCTCAACGTCAATGCTGGAGGTTTTTTTGACAACTTGTTGTTTCGCTGCAGCACGTGCGGTTCTGCGGTAAACGGAATACAGACTGGTCCCTGCCATGCGCTTACCCTAGCGCACTACACCTCAAGACTCCTCTTGCAAGATCTTCGTCCACACCGCCATAGAAGCCTCCTCAAGGGGTCCTTCGATAGGGTCGTCACGGAAGATCAGTAGCACCTCCCTAAGAGCGCGATCAGCGCCAGCAAGAATTAAACCTTGTTTATCAGTTAAGTGCTTTTCGTCATTTAGTTGTTTAATGGTCCCGCGAAGTTCTTTTTGAAGCATGGCAATGCGGGAGGCTCCCATGTCTTGTTTGATCATGCCAAGATCAATTGCATCACGGAGCTTGGCAATATCTTGTTGCATGGAGTCGATCTCCATTTCCATAATTCCGTTAAAGTTTCTTTTCTTAAATTCTTCCTTAGCCCAGTCGTCGCACTCCACAATAGATCCTATATTTCCGAGAAACCGAGAATACAGGTACATTTGAATTGGAGAAGCTGTTTTCTTGCAGAAAGCAAGAAAGGATTCGCGGTCTTTTTCAGT